ACGATTTCTTTTGATTCGTGGGTCGAGGGCACTTTCGACGGTTCCGCTACCCTTACCAAACACCCGATTGAAGACGGGTCGAAAACGAGTGACCACAGCCAGGCAGATCCCAAGCGGGTCACACTGTCGGTGAAGCAGTCGGAAGCCCCGCTGCACGCGGACAATGGGCCGTTCGGGATTGCGAGGATTCAGGAGACATTTCGGATCCTCGAAGAGATCGGGCGGTCCGGCGAGCAAATCACCGTGGATATTCCACGGGCCGGATCTTTTGATAATATGGCGCTTGCTCGCTGGCCCGGCACCATGCGAGCGGGGAACTCGACGGAATTCGAGATCGTCGTTGAGCGGATCGACGTTGCGCAGACGTTCTTTGTCAACGTTCCGATCGAGGCGATCGCTCCCCCTGCCCGCGCGGGACACCAGGAGGAGGTTGATCAAGGTACACAAGCCGCCGAAGAGACAGAGGAAACCGCTGGCGGTTTTTTTGATAATCTGTTAGGTGGTGCGGACGAATCTATACTATCGGAGATATTCTAATGCCTGTCGAGATCACTACACGATCAGATCTGAGAAAGCAACGCCAACGGGTCGAACTCGATGGATCTCTATACCTGATCGATCTCACCTGGAGGCAACGACTTTCCGCATGGTATCTCGATATTTACGCGCAGGACCGATCGCCGCTCGCGCTCGGGCGGAGACTTGATCCAGGCTGGTCCCCTACTTCGGGATCGCTCAACCCGGATCTTCCCCCCGGTGCGTTTTTAGCGGTCGGTCCTTCGGGTTATTCGCGCACAGACTTAGGCGAATCTCTTCGCTTGATCTACATACGTGAGGCCGAATTAGCGGCGCTTCTCTAAGATGGTAGGCTCCTCGTGTAGGGTGAAAGATCCGGGGAGAAGATCAACCCCTAATGCGTCCTCGACACTACGGAGCCAGTGGAAAAGCGAAGATCGATTTTCAAGATTTGGGTTCGTTCGCCCCCGCGCCCAATGACCTACCGCACCCCCGGTGATTCCACCAACGAGTACGCCGATATCGTCATATTCTAAGCCCGTCTTGTCCTTAGCGCGGATCAAAGCAGCGCGTAATACTTGATTCGGATCAGGCTTCGGCTCGGTCTTCTCTTCTTTCTCGTGCTCTCGGTCGATCGCAAAATCGATATACTCTTCGACGGTGATATTGGCTTCGGCTAGAATTTGATTTACAGCCTCCATAATTCGACGAGCGTCCATGTCGCTTCCTCGGTCTGGGGTCGTACTGCTGTAAGTAGGATCTACGATAGTAAATACTCGTCTGAAATAGTCAAGGAGAAAAAATGAGCGAGCGACTATACGGGCGAAAAGTGATCGTCGAGATCGGCGTCCCCGGTCAGCAATTCAGGCGATGGGAGGGGCTGCGCGTGGCAGCACGCGTGCGCTTGGGCATTGAGTCAAGCCCGAATGCCGCAGATATTCAGATCTACAATCTCTCAAAAGATTCAATTGCTGTGGCGCAGGAGCCGGGCGCGGCGGTTCGTCTTTTCGCTGGGTATTCCACGCCGCGGCTCATCTTCGCAGGCCCGATCAATCGAGGCGGCGCGGTGATGTCGAAACAAGGTCCCGACCGGGTTTTAGGGATCGAGGCGCAGGATGGGGGCGATCGATACCGGGCCGCGAGGATCAATAAGACATTTGATCGCGGGATGAGTTTTCAAGATATTTTTGATGCGCTGGCCGAAGAGGTGGGTTTGCCTCTCGGGGTCGTCGAGATCCCCGCGGGCGCACAGTTGACTCAAAGCATAACGCTTGCCGGGCGCGCCTCAGACGAACTTGATCGCCTCGCCCTTATGGCAGGAGCGGACTGGTCGATCCAACAGGGCTCGCTCCAATTCATACCGCGAGGCAAAGACGCACCAGATCAAGCGGTGCTCGTTTCATCTGACCCCGCGGTCAGAAATTTGATCGGATCCCCTTCACCCGGGAATAATGGGATGGACGTCCGCGCTCTACTCGACGGGCGCTTTTTACCAGGGCGTCGAATTAAATTAGAGAGCGACGACTTCGACGGTGTGTATCGGATTAGGCAGATCGAGCACGCGCTAGATAGCGGGTGGGATCAACCGTTCTATTCCGATCTTGTGATACGAGAGGCTTAATCATGGAAACCCCACCGCTAGAAGAGCTGATAAAAAAAGCTATCCGATCCGGGATCGCCCGTGTGCATACACAGGTTCCGGGGCGAATCTTGGAATATGACCACAGCACACAGCGCGCCAAAGTGCAACTTATCGTCGAGCACTCTTTTGCCGATCCCGAGACAGGGGAGAGAACATATTACAAGCCCGCCCCCCTCGTCAACGTGCCTATTAAATTCCCCGCTATTTTGACGTGGCCGATCGCGGAAGGTGATCCGGGGTGGGTCGAGTTTGCGGAGAGGTCAACGGCGGAGTACCTGGACACGGGCCGCGACGACACGAAACCAACCGACCCCCGGCGCTTCGATTTAAGCGACGCGGTTTTTTACCCTACTGATATTCGAGGTGGTGCGGAGGCCGCAGATGGTGCGGTCGTCCTACGAGTCGAGGACGAGATTAGGATCGGGGATGCGAGCACGAGTGAATTCCTGGCCCGAGCGGACCGCGTCGAGACGCGATTGCAGGCCATCGAAAACTATGTAAACGGCCACGAACACAATTACATAGCGCCCGCGATCCCCGCCAGCGCCGCGCCCACGACGGGCAGAATTCCGGCGTCTATTACGCCGACGACGGCGGCAGGGGATACAGCTAGTGATAAAGTAAAAGGGGATTGATGCGGTCACCCGAATGCCCGCCGATCCAAAGCGATCAGGAGCTCTCGCTGCTCTGAGGCCAACAGATCCCGTAGTTTCCACAGGATCGCGCTCTGGCCCTGACAGCACGTTTTGTGTAAATTGGAACTGTGCCGGTTTTGGTTGACTTCCAACAGCTCCACAGAGGATTTGTACTCGTTGATCATTTCGTCGATCGCTGTTCCTATTTTCTTGTTCATTCCGTCTTCTCCGGTCTATCGGCATCATTGCCGTAGCGTCACCATAACATAAACACAATTGATATAAAAGGAGTTTCGTAATGGCAATGGACTTCGACCGATTAAAAAATTCGATCGTTTCGGGGCTCACTACCGACCCGGACAGCCAGTATCCCCCCGGTGCGGCGATCCCCGATGATGGGCCAGAGTTGAACGCTTTTGCGTATTATTTTGCACAGGCGATCATCGAAGAAATTGTTACAAAAGGTGAGGTGGACACGACCACCGGCGAGATCTCGTAATTCGAAAGAATAGGCAAATATTATGGTCCACGATGTACAGCTCGACAATAATGGCGACATACCGATCCGCACCGCATACATCACCGGTCCCGATCTTGTCCGCCAGCGGATCAAAATTCGATTAAATACCTGGAGAGGCGAGTGGTTTTTGGACCAACGCCTTGGGCTCCCATTTCTTGAATGGAAGCAGCAAAAACCGCCTGACGTAAACGTGATCCGTGCTCTCATTCAGCGTGAAATCAGGACAACCCCCGGCGTCGTGGGCGTGGCAAATTTAGAAGTTTCGCTTGTGCAGGGGCGAATCGAAATCACTGGTCGAATCACCGTCGAAGACGTCACGCTAGATCTCAGCGCTGAGATCTCGGGTCCGCAAGGCAATTCGCAGCCCGTGATGGTCTTATTTTCGTAGAGGATATTTTCATGGTAGAATTCGGCCTTACAGATAGCGGTTTTTTAGCGCCGCGCGCAACCGATCTGCTAGCACAGATCCGATCGGAATATGAACAGGCGACTGACCTCGCGATCGATTGGGAAGCGGACGTCTTTTTAGGCGTGATCTCCGCGGTCGTCGCGGATCGGGGGGGAAGTCTCGCCGAGATGATCCAGGCCGTCGCCGACGCTCGTGACCCAGACACCGCGACCGGGCATCAACTCGACACGATCGCCTCTCTTGTCGGAGTCACGAGGATCGCCGCCGAAAAGTCAAGCGTCGATCTAACGATCAACGGCGGTGCGGGCGTTGTAGTTCCTGAGAGTAGCGAGGTCGAATATGTTGACGGTGTGCTTTGGATTACACAAGAAGCCGTGGAAATCCCTGCGGGCGGATCGGTTGATGTGCCCGCGAGCCCGGAAACCGTAGGACCGATTAGCGCGGCTGCCTCGTCAGTAGATTGGGAAATCATCACGCCCGTCGACGGGTGGGATAGTGTGACAAGCGCAGCCGACGCCACGCCCGGACGAAATCGAGAGACTGACGCGGAGCTCCGACTGAGGCGATCGCAGTCCCTACAGATCACGGGCGCGGCCTCACTCCAAGCGATCCGGTCCAATATTTTGGAGGTGAGCGGCATCCAAGCAGCAGTCGCGATCGACAATGACGGTACCGAGCCTTCGACGGTCGCGGGGCTGCTTTTGCCGGGGAAATCGCTGGCGGTCGTGGTCTATCCCGTGCTCTCTTCGGAACAAGAGACGGAGCTCGCTGGTTCTATCTACGCGCGCAAGCCTGCGGGGATTGAAACCATAGGCGATCAATCCGAAACTGTCACCGGGGCGGACGGGTTTGACAAAGAGATCAAATGGTCTTATGCTGACGAGATCGCCGTTGATGTTGCGATCACTGTTATCGGCGTGACTCCGACGACGGTCGAGGACGAAATTGACGAGGCGATAACGGCTTATTTCTCTTCTCGCATCGTAGGCGAGCCCGCACGTGTACTTGCGATCCTCGGGATCCTATCAGGGATCGAGGGCGTAGAGTCAGCGACTGTAAAGCTCAATGGATCCGCGGTTGATATCGAACCGGAAATCACCGAGATCGTTATTTTGAATTCTGTAGTGGTGACTTAAATGACCGAGATCTCTTATATTCCCGATCACCCTGATCGCGCGGTAGCGGCTTTATTGTGGCAGTACCGGCGGGCGCCTCGTATCGTCGCGCTCGTTCGCGCGCTCGTGGGCGCGGTTCAGTCCGTCGAGGACGCCGCGTTTGATCTGCTCGTTTCGTCCACGCTCACAGCCGCCAGCGGCGTGATCCTCGATCAATGGGGAAAAATCGTAGGCGAGAAAAGGCGCGGATTAGAAGATGATGGGTATCGGCGTTTTGTCGAAGCCCGGATCCTCGCGAATCTGAGTGAGGGGAACCCCGATCGGATGATCCGAATTTTTGAGATTATCGCAGGGCCGGGGGAGGTCCGCTATTTCTCGCTGTACCCCGCAGGATTCGCGCTGGCGATCCAAAGAGCATCGCCTCTAAGCGACGAGATCCGCGCACGCATACGGGGATTGATGCAGTCTGTCAAGCCTGCGGGCGTGGGGATCACTTTGATCGAGGCACGAGCCGACGCGATCCAATACGACACCGGCCCCGGATATAACGGCGGCTCTTATTCCCGCATTATTTGAGGATCTATTATGGCATTTCCTGATCGACCAAACGACACCGTAGGGTGGGCCGAAGACGGCGCATCACTTATTGATGAGCCGTCAACTGAGCGCACCAGGGGGTTTCCGTTCGGGTATTTCCCTACCTCCTCACAAATCAACTGGCTTTATCGCGCGATCATGCGGTGGATCTCGTATTTTCGAGGTAGCGGCGGGGGCGGTTTTGACGATCTAGACGAACTGATCGACACCCTCGAAGTCGGGGAATGCGCGACACTCGCAACGCCGCAACTGCAGCCGGGGGAAATCCTCGGCCGTCTCGATATTCCGCGTGAGATCTTCGCGATCGCGACGGACGGGGATAGTATTTATTTCGTGGAGGAAAACGGCATCGGGCGCTATGAGGTAGATACGGGCTTGACATTTGGCCCGTCGTCACTACCCGATATTGATACTACTTTCAAGGTCTATTTAGACGTGAACGGTTCAGACGTCGTTGTAGGCTATACCACAGATGACGCCACAGCAAAAGGTGTTGTCCGGGCCTACGATGCATCGCTAGCACTCTCGTGGTCGCAAATCTACTCATCAGGGAGTACTATCTTAATTTCGGGGTTGGTGATTTCGGGAACGGCAGTTTATCTTTCGTTCGCTGAGGGCACAGATCGTTTTGTCGATAAGCGTGCGATATCAGACGGGACGCTAGGTCCGACTTTCTCAAAAGCAAATATCGAGGTAAAGGCGACAAATGGCCGTTACGTGGCATTTTCAGTGGGCGCGGGGACAGTCGAGATCCGGGACGCAGATCTGGTTTTTATCGACGACGATACCCATGGGGCGACGGGGGCGGCGGCAAATATGGCGATGGATGATCGCAAGCTCTACGTGCTCACCGGGGACGATGATCTCCTGTCTTATGGTATCACCCCGAACGTATTGTTTAATCCGCAGGAGCTAAGCAAACCGGCTTGGGGGACTCTTGCCGTTGACGACGATCAGGTCCTTTTCTCGGAAAACAACACCGCTAACGTGATAGGTGGGAATAAATCAGACGGCGGGATCTATGCTCTTTGGAGCTTCTTTATCGACGATCTCGACGCGACTTCGCAAGGCTATTTCGCCTCGGACTCCCACCGGATCTATATTGCGGGCGAAACCACGACACCAGGGGACTACTCTATCTGGATTCTCGCAAAAGGACAAGCTCCCAAAATCTGGCGCAGGCTCGACCCTGGCGATAATGACGCATGGCCTCGCACGCTAGCCGCACCTATTTAACCCAACTAAAGGACCACATAATGACCATCTTGTCAACACAGACGATCTCCGGTAGCGCCTCCGCCCAGAGTATTGAGTACCCCGAAATAGCAGCACGGAACGCAAAGATCGCTTTGATCTTTGATGGCTACGCCGAGGATATCACGCTCTATCAGTCTGAGGACGGGCCGAATGTGCGCATCCCCTCGGGCGAGTCTCAGCCCTTTCCAGCGGGCCCTTTTCGCGTAGGCAACCCCCCGTCTTCGATACTCGTCGCGGTAGGAGATTCTGTCACGATCACGATCCAAAGGATCCCAGCATGAAAATAAATTCCAGCGGTCTTATTTTTGGGAATCAAGGGCTTGATCTCTCGGGATCTTTTATCTTCGGGCAAGGAGGTAAAAAAGTTGATCCTGCCTTCATCACCACATGGCAGACCACCACAGCCGCCGAATCGATCACGCTACCACTCGTCTCCACGGGCACCTACGATATGGTCGTCGATTGGGGCGATGGTAGCTCTGATACGATCACGGCACATACTGACGCTGCCCGGATCCACGAGTACGCTACCGCCGGGGCGTACGAGGTCCGCATCGAGGGTACGTGCAAGCAGTGGAATTTCTATGATGTGCCCGCGTCGAAAGACAAGATCCTAGACGTGGCTCAATGGGGGGCTTTTGAGGTCGTGGACGGAGACGAGGCGTTCCGTAATTGTACAAATCTAAACGTGACGGCGGCGGATGCGCCTGATTTGTCTGGCGTTACGAGTATGCAAACTATGTTTCTTCTTTGTGGGGCGTTGGTGGGCGGGTCTGGCTTCAATTTGTGGGACGTGTCGAGCGTAACGGATATGAAACAAATGTTCTACGGATCTTCGTTCAATCAGGACATCGGCGCTTGGGACGTGTCGAGCGTGACGAGTATGGGAGATATGTTCCGCGATACCCCTTTTAATCAGGATATTGGGAGTTGGACGACTACTGCGCTACAGAATATGGTGCGAATGTTCTTCAGATCTTCGTTCAATCAAGATATCAGCGGGTGGGACGTGTCGAACGTGACAAATATGGCGAACACTTTCCAGGAAACCCCGTTCAGTCAAGATCTTAGCACATGGACCACGACCAGTCTGACAAGTCTAAATCAGACATTCCGATTTGCAGACATAGACTTTGATCTGGGCCAGTGGGACGT